AGCGGAATATCTTGGTGTTCCATAAATGTCTCCTCCTGCAGTTGATCCCGTGTATGCTGGGTCTGTAAACCCTCCAGAACCAGAGAGCTTGTATGTAACTCCTGTATCACCACCATATTGTAAGTCTCCGAAACCAAGACCTGCTATTTGAAAATCGGCTTGCTGGTGGAATGGTAAAGCCGACCCCGGAGACGTTGGTGGAGTAATGTCATAGATTGGAGCATTAACTCCTGCACTCTGTGACCCATCCCAAATGCGAAGTGACTGAACAGAACCAACTGCCAAGTATCTTGCTCCTGTTGACAAACGCCAAGAGTGTAATCCACGAATAGGATCAACACCAGTATAAAGTTCTGCTGTGATGACTGCACCACTTCCAGCAGAACCCGATGTTGGAGTCAAAACAATCGTTGGAACAGAGGTGTATCCAGTTCCGGGGTTAGTGATTTTTACTGTTGAAATTTCCCCTCCAGATACAGTATACGTCCCGGTAAATGGTACTGGACCTCCGACTGCTGAGAGTGCCCCACCTCCAGAATATCCACTCCCTTTAGTTGTGATTGTTAATGTCGCTACTCCACCTTTTTGGGTAATCTGAGTTTCTGTCAATCTTTGCCATCCTCCAATTGGTCGTAATCGACCCTCAGAAAACCTGACCAGGTTCCCATCATACCATCTGTTTTTTGCCTGATATTGCGTTCCGTTTTTGAAAAAACCCGGAGATATTTTAATTGGAAGTAGTGCCATTTTCTCTGGTTTTCATGTATTTATAATACCTACGTTAATATTGCACATCCTAGCTAACTTTTGTCCTAACTCTTTGCTTTCATCATCAGAAAGACTGTCAACTTCTCGATTAGGATAAGTTTTACGTATTTCATCAACATAACAGTCACACATCTGTATCACCAGTGGAGGAGAGGTGTATGGGTTGTTTTTTTGAAAATTTGCCAGACAAAACCCCCAAATCTGGCGAAGTTTCAGTATCGAATAATCTCCAGCAAACGGTACTGTGATCTGAGGTGTCTGCTTTGTTGTTTGACAACCTGGAAGAAAGAGCAAAATTACAAACAAAAACGGGATCAAGAGTGAGTTTAATTTCCATTTAACCGTATGTCCAAACTGCTTTACCATTTTTTCTGGTTTTCATATCAACATGTACAAATTTACTTCCTCTCTGTGAAATTCCAACTCCATCAAACCCCATCTCCAATGCTTTCTGAATGACTACTCTTGCCCGCAATCCATCTACCAGCAAATCACAAGCTAATCCTGCCATGTGACTTGAATTTGGATGACCATGTGATTTTTTATTCCATGGTCTACATCTCATTCCTGACGAAACTTTTAAAGGAAAATTACATTTATCTCGTAACTGTTGCAACTTTTCCATAAAAAATTCATCCATGTCTGACATTCCACATCCGCATTTACATGCCATCTCATCTGCGCTGAAATTCTTAGTCAAAAGCATAGTTATCCACACAATTAAACTTATTCCAAATTCTCTACGAGTAAAAAACACCCTGAGATTTGGGTTTTTTACTTACGAACATTTAATTCATAAGCTGCCAATATTTTGTCATCTAATTTATTCTCGGTACTGGCAACTAATGAACGGAGCAGTATAAATACCACTTCCTGTAAAATCTTTTCACTCATAAAACTCATACACAAACCTTTCACGGTCGTTGCAATAACTGGTGCAAATAACGCAATCATGTTATTTCCTTCATGTTATTTCCTTTCATCTTATCGCTTAGAAGGCTTCCGTACAACATCTACCATCATAGCGATCTTATCAGCTAAATGTTCATGACTTTTAGTTAAGCCTTCTAAGGCTACAGACAGTTTACCTGCGTTTTCATTTTGTTTTTCCATCATTGCGAATACTCTGGAGTCAGCATCTTCATCTCGTTGCATAAATTGTAGTCGCTCTTTCTGCGCCCAAATATCTTTCTTAAAAATATAATAGAAACTTGCTGCGCAAACCACGGATGGAACGCCAACCGTTTGTAATACCTCTATCCACATTTCTACATCATCCATATTAATCCTTAAAATGTATAACTTACTGGTTTTTTAGGTTTTTTCTTAGTTTGCCTTGCTTTCTCAAAATCCTCTATTGTCAATTTATTTTTTTTAAGTGGTGTTCGTGCTTGTTTGTGAAGTGCATCAAGTCTTTGTTTTTCTTCAATTTTTATCTCTTCTTTTTCTTTGTCTATTTCTTCAGGTTTTTTAAACAAATCTTTAAATTTCCGGATAAAATTTATCATATTTTATTTAAGGTTTAACGGGCCACGTTATATTATCAACATCGGAATTATCTGCTGGTACGTCTCTTAGTTTCTGACGATAAATCTGCATCGCATTATTACAATACCTGTCTGAAAGTGCTGTCCAATCTGTCTCAGCTAATCTGCTGTCTCTGTCTGCACGGACATTAGACCATTTCCAGACTAAGTCTCGTGCTTCTTGTTTCCTCAAGTTTTTGGCTTAGTTTTGGATGCTTCTTCTTTTTCCTTTTCTGCATCCACAAGGGCATGTTTGTACCCTTCTGCTTGATTTAGTTGTATTTGCATATTCGGAATCTGTTGCCGAAGGTTATTGATTATCTTGTCTATTTCTTCTATTGTCATCCTGCTCGTTGTGCTTCCTGTTCTGCCTGAAATGTTGTCCATGCAGCCTTGACTTCATCTGTCCACAACTCTTCTGCAATTTGCTTAACTGTTTTCAGGATTGGATCACCATCTTCATCAGTTCCACGTTGAATTGTTTGAGTCTCACTAGACACATCCATATCTGGTGTAAGCACCCTTCGATGGTATCCACCTGAATCAATTATAGGTTCACCATCATCATTTATAGGGATACCTTCGTTATCCAAAACAGGAATGCCATCTTTATCAAGTCTCGGAACTTGATCTAAGACAGGTTCTCCATCCTCACCAAGTCTTGGAATTTGTATAATCTCACGAATCTGGAGATGTTTGTGGGTTGGATGAACCTCAATTTTATTTAATATCATTTTTTTCCTTTGTTACTAAATTTCATAAGTACCAGAAACTCTTATTTGTCCAGAGATAGATGAAAATGTTGTAATATACATTTTATCCGAACCTGCAAAGAATTGGACTGAACCACCCTGAGTCCAATCACCTTTCATTGCAGACCCTGAACAGTTTACACCAACAGTAAATGGTAATCCTTCTATATAAGATGACCCTGCAGTCGTAGAAAGACTATTAGCATCTAATGCCGCATGAACATGAACAGTATTCCCTATTTTTGTATATCCCTCCGTAAGACAACTTAAACTTGTGCCACCCACACTAACTGGAACTCCAGTCCAAGTCCCTTCTTCATAATCAAGTTCAGTAGTGCCGATGATCCCTGACCTTGATCCTGCCGAATTAATTATTCCACTCATGGTTTTCTCCTATGCGTTGTTCTGGTCGATGAAGGTAATAGTTACATCTATATTATCTGAAGGATGTTCTGCGTAAAAGTTTAAATATTGACCAACAGCCGAGCCTTGATCTGCGATAGCATCTTGTTTCGTTGCGTCATCCATTGGCCCTGTAAAATTAACTGGCTCATATCCATTAAAACTGAATTTATCGTTCCATACAAAGGTTTGATCGACCGACATATCCTGCTTAAAAATATTAATTGGTTGAGCTGTTGTTCCAGCTTTAGAATCATATCCTATTAAGTTCATCGAAATATAATCTCCGGCTGCATTTAGTACTGTAGCAGAACAAATTACACTTAAAACAGTATAAATGTGATGCTGAACTCCCTCAATCAAAATCTGTACTGTAGAATCAATATCTTCAAAACTTGCAGTCCGAATTATCTCTGTTCCTGCTCCTCTTGCTATAGCCATTTTGTATCCTTTCTAAAAATTGTTAATAATATTAATCGCTTTGCCATTATACTTTGCTAATATCCTAATACAAGTGCTTGATGAGTTGAACTTTGTAAAAATGCTCCTTTTTGCTTTATTTTTCCTGTTG